CACGCGGTGCTCGGCACGGCTCAGCTTGTCACCATACACGCGCTGAACATCAAAAAAACGGTGCGAACGCAGAATGTCCTGAAGCAATGCCTCGGCGTTGAAATCCACATGCTCTATCCGTTCCAGCACGTCCTGCATGGCCGGGGACTGCATCACACGGGCAATCAGCCCGGTAATGTCGCTCAGGGAGCCTCCTCCCCCGCCCGCGCTGCCTCCGGGCAAGCCACCACTGCCCTGCTCATCCAGGGCGTCCTGATGGGCGTACAGCAACTGGGTAAAGGCACGCGTCAAATCCCGTGCAGGCAGACGCGCCCCGTCATGCCACTCAACCAGCATCTCCCCCACAGGGGTCATCCGCCGCAACGTCACGCTGTACGGCGGGGCTGGCAGGGCAGACGGGGAGGAAATCTCCACCGTGTGATCATCAATCCATTCCAGCACCACGCTGCGCGGCGCGTCTCCCGCGCTGACATACCCGTACACGTGCTCCCGTGCCAGATACGCAAACGTCACCTCAAAGCGTACCTCGTCCGCATCCAGTGCATAGGTCACGAACGAATGCCCGCGTGCCTGTTCAATCATCGCTTGTCATGCCCAAAAGAAAACAGCCCCGTGAGCGGGGCCGTCAAGGAGTTACTTGCGGTTGCTGCCGTCCGGGTTGTCAGGAAATCCGGCATCAATACCCGTCTCCACAATATTCCGCAAGCCTGTCAGATTGCTGAACCACCAGATACGCCAGAAATCCCGCATCTGTTCCTCGGTGATCTTCTCGTCTGCATCCAGCAGCGAGCCAATCATCCCGGTGGAATTGACAGCTTTGTTCAACAAGTCCATTGTCGGAATGCCCATCACACCGTTCTGCAAGCCGGTAGACCTGTTACCTTGAAACACAGGGGCATTGCGAAGCAGGTCGCCCCAGACAAAATCCGTGACAGCAGGAATCACCGAGGCCCAACTGGACTGCGCGATGCCGTTCTTGACAAAGTTCTCCGGGGTCAATAACCGCTCCCGTGCTTTCTCATCACCAATGGTATTGAGGTACGCCCGCGATGCCCATCCAATCCCGGCAAAGGCCGTAGACAGGATGACCATCTGGTACGTGGCCCAATCATTCCAGTGGTGGATGGAGTTCAGAAAGTGGCGGGTATAGCTGTTGAACATGAAGGTGCGGAATTGCAACACAATCCGCCCTGTCACGCCGTGCATCAGACCAATGGAATCAGACGCATCCCCTTCCAGTACCTGGTGCCGTGTGGCGCGGTACATGAAGGCAGAGAGGCGTTCGCGGGTGCCCAAAGGCAGTGCCTGGGGATTGATGTCCTCGATCTTCCTGATGGTTTTGAGATAGGCGAAGACCTGCTTCTGACCCGCATCGTCCAGACCCCATGTGCGCAGCCGCTGCACTTCCGCAGCGGACAGCCTGGCCTTCCGCGCCATCTCCATCATCCGTAACAGCGTGGCGCGCCCCGCGACCCTTTGCAGGACGGCGGTCATGGGTGCCATGCCGGAAAAGATATTGGTGATGTGGTTGGCTCCGTGGGTCACTTTATCCAGCCACGGGGCCTTTTCAAACGTCGGCAAGGCGACTGAACCGTCCTCATCCAACCGCAGGAACGGGGGATTGCGAATCAGGTCCGTGCCGGGGGCGAACAACTCTTCCATGATGCGGGCGTCCTTGCTTTCCAGAAGGCCATCACGTCCCCGCTTGAGCAGCGCCGGGATTTCCGGGAGGGAGTGCAAAACGTTGCGTAGACCACTATGGGCAATCACCGGGCCGAGTTCAGCAAACATGGTGAAGCCGACCTGATTCATGACGCGGGAAAAATTCCAGTTGCGGATGAAGCGACCTATGCGGGAGGCGCGGGAGCCGGGTTTGGATTCCGTGGAACGGCCAAAGGTGGCGTTGATGCCTATCTCAAGCATGCGCTCAACTTCGGTATCCTTTTCTCCGGCCTTGCGGGCTTCGACCTTGGCACGGTTCAACACGGTATCCAGTTCCGAACGGCTGCGGATACCGACTTTCTGGGCCAGCGCTGACCACCCTGTGATCTCGCGCATGTAGCGGGACAGTACGCTCTCAACATCATTGTCAAACAAATCACTGACCTTGACCGGCACCTCTTCACCGTAGGAAAATTCACGGCTGTATCTTTTCAGGACAGCGGTATGGTTTTCATCAAGATCAAGCCTGCGTTTGCCACGGTCGATCTTCCCGGCGTCCTCCATGCTGCGCTCAAACTTGTTGAGAAGATCACGGGAACGCGGCTCGGATACGCCTGCTTCGTCCAGCATCTGCCGAAGCTCGGCAAGGTCGTCCAGATTCAACGGCTTGTGCAGTAACGTCATGCCATCGCCTACAAAATTCGCTTGTGCGCGTTTGATATAAGCGGTGGCGACGGCATCCAGCAATTCATCGTCAATCTCCAATGTGCGCCCGGACGCTTCCCATGCCCTGCGCAGGGCAGGCTTGAGGAGGGTTTGAATCACATCCTCTTCGCGGACTCCCACATCCCCGAACAATCTTTGAAATCCTGACTCACTCCAATAGCGGGGGAGATAGTGGGGGTTGTCTGCAATGGCGTCAAATCCTTCCAGACCTGAGTCCTGCGCCAGTTTCCGGGCAGTGTTCAGGGATTCCCGAACCGGCTGCGCCGCCTTGAGCGCTGCCGGGGATACGTCAGTATCCCCACGCACGGCGCGACCAACTTCCATATTGAACGCTTTACGCGCGCCACTGTTCCAGAAGAAAATGCCGTTCTCTTTCCTGTAGGCGTCCCAATGCTCATTGAGGCCACGACGCCATTGGGTTTCCAATACCGCCAGATGACGCTTGGCAAACTCTCCTGTCGATTCGGCGACCGCAACGTCCTTGTCGGTATACCCTACACCGTCACGAAACAGCCGCCGCCCCAATTCACGGACAAAGGTGGATTTGGAGCGCCCCATGCGTGCGGCAAGATCAATACGCAGGTGTGAGAAGTGTGGCTGAAGATGGGCGTTTTCATGCGCGGCTTCCAGTAAGTGTTCTTCAACAGGGGTATCGTTGCGGAGTCGGGTCGCGTTCGGAATAACGTTGACATTATCGTAGCTGTGCGACGTTCTGGCAGCACCCATGCCTTCCATCTGCGGCCTTCGCAACTCATCCCATCCTGCGGCGCGTTTGACGGCTTCGGGGTGAACAGGCACCCTGTTCTGTGCGCCTCGGCGGGCATTGAGCAGACCACCAAGGGCAAAAGACAACGCCGATGCCTGCGCAATCTCGTTCAGGCCAATCTCCGGGTTGTACCGCGAGGCCGACCCCATCACTGCGGCGGACGCGCCTGCTGCCACACCGCCTGACCTGATAAGGTTGCCCACGCGCCCTGCGCGCGCCGCCGTCCCCAGTCCGCCCGATGCCGCATCCAGTACCAATCCGCCAACATCACTCAAACCCAGGGCCAGTTGTCCCAGCACGCCAAACTCCGACAACACCGCAGCATCGTCCTGATTCTGCACGGCAAGCTGTTCCAGCCACTCCAGGTGCTCATCAGAATGAGCCTTGTGAAACAACGACCACTGAGCCGGATGGATGCCTTTCTCATGCCAGCGCCGTTCCACTCCCTCCGGTAGCAGATACCCCGGCGAGGGGGTAAAACCATCCGCCTGCAATGACCGCCAGACGGCTCCGCTCATCCCCTGACGATTGCTTGCTCCTGCCCCGTCCAGCCAGCCCGTCTCCTGCGCATGCCCGCGCCGTGCGACGATGCCAGCACGGACAACCTGCTGCTCCAATACGCTCAGTTCATGCGCCTGCCGACGCGCGGCGCGGGGCAACTCCTCAAACATGGTTACTGGCCTTTCACGGAGTGGAGGTAGGTGTAAAAATCATCGGGAATGCCTGCAACGCTTCCCGTGGATTCCAGTTCGGCAATCTCGCCATCAAGGGCGCGCAGGCGCTCCACATCCGGCACCTGCGGATAGAGCACAGGCAAACCACGCTCCGCCTTCAACTGCGCAAGACGACGCTCCCGTTCCGTCCGGTCGCTGGCCGGATCGGGACTGGCAAGCAAAACGCCCAGTTCGTCCTGAACCGCTTGCAACCTGCCAAGCGCATCGTGGGGCAGACCGCGACCGGTCGCAAGCTGCAATTGCAGCAGCCGCTCCTCGGAGCGCAGTCGGCTGATCTGATGCGCACGTTGCCCCGAGTACGCCTTCGCCACCTCCCGCGAACCGTGCCAGACGGTGTAGTGACCCATCAATTCATCCGTCCCGAACACCAGCAGACCACCAGTCTCCGGGTCGGCAAAGGGAAAACCCGCCATGTCGGTCACAAGCCACTCCCTGCCAGTCCCCGGTGCCGGGTGCGCTGCCAGGGTGTCCAGCGCAACCCCGCTGCGCTGGGCAACACTTTCCAGCAACGCCTCCACGGCAGCCTCACCCCCAGGCGGAAGTTTGTCGCGCAGCACGCGCTTGCCGTTGACAATGGTCTGCCTCACCTCCGCATCGCGCCGCGCCGCCTTCCAGGCTTCACCAGCGGTCACGCCAGGGTGCTCGGTCGCTATCTCCAAGGCGCGCCGCTTGATGCGGAACTGGTCAAGCGCCTCAAGTGGGTACGTTTCCCCGTTGACTTCCAGCTCGGGGTGCTCTTTTGCCAAGTCAGTCCATGCACGGTTGATGATGTGTTCAGCCTCCTCGCGGGTGCGCTTGGTTGCTCCCATCCGTGCATGCAGGGCGTCAGGGGAATGGCCTCCAATCTCCACGTCGTCCTGCAATATATCGTAAAAGACGGCCCGATTCCCCGCCGCCTTGGCCGCAAATCCGGGGTCGCGGGTGCGCAAATCCTGATACAGGGCATTCTGCCGCCGTGAAAAATCAACGTCACCATACCCACCGCGTTGCAGGAAATTCTGGATAAAACTCGGCACAACACCTTTGGCAATGGCCTCGTCAATCACCGCCGAACGTGCCTGTTCATCCTCTCCCGCACGGCTCCATTTGTCATCCAGAATCTTGCGGATGGTACTCTCAGGCAACCCCCGGGGGTTGAACTCGTACAACTCGCGGGCAATGGCGTCCTGCCTGCGTGCCACGGCCTCGCGCGCCCAGCGCTCTTCGGTCTGGCGTTGCCGGTTGTTCCATTGCTGGTAAAACGCACGCCGCGCGCTCCCGTCCACCCCCAGACGCTCTGCCCATTGCGTAATCCGTTCACGGGTCAGCAAGCCGCGCCGGGCCTCCCCATCCAGTTCAAAATACGCATCAGCATACGCCGCATCCCGCGCGTCCTTTGCCCTGGCGTCAAGCTGCTGCCGTCCTGCAACAACGGCTGCACGCAGTCTCTGACCGTGCGCTCCATCCAGCAGGCTGATGCCGTTTTCGTCCTTGCGTGTGTCCAGAAATTCGACGATCTGCGGGTAGTCTTCACGACCAGCCGCGAGAGATTCAACCAACTGGCTGGAAATCAGATCATCAACGGAACGCTTGCTCAGATAACCATAGTCTTCCTGATCAAGCAAACCATAAAGACGGTCAAACAGTTCGTTGCTCAGTGGTTCACCACTGTCAATCCTGTCCCGAATCAACGCTGACATGGCCTCTTCCTGCCGCATCAGCATCTCGCGGGATGCTCCCTGCAAATGCTGCGTGTACAGGCGATCATCCGCCTTGTCCAGCAGGTACAGCATCTCCTGCCGCGTGTGCGGGTCGTGAAATGCAGGGTGTTGCAACAACCCGGTTCTGGATGCCTGTACCAGTGTGGCGTAATCCGCGTCCGGCTCGGCCTGCGCCAGACGCGCGGCGGTCTCCGCCGACCAGGTGCGGATTTTAAGCATGGCATCGGTTTTGTAATACCCACGCTTGTAGTGCTCGCTGGCTACCTCAAGGATGTGGCTGCGAAAGGTGTCCTCCCCGCCAAGTAATTCCTCTTTCCTGCGCGCAGTGCTCCCGCGCTCAACATCCGCTTCCGCATCTCCAGCCTGCCGCTGTGCCCGCCGCCGTGCGTAAATGTCACCCAGCATCTGAATCCCGCCGCCTGCAACACGCGCCAGCGACCCCGAGTACCGGGACGGCTCCTGGTCGGCATGGACGGCAAGAACGGGGACTTCGGCGTGCCGCGCCGGGATGGCCTGACGACGGACGACCTCCTGGGGCTTGTAACGGGCCATGCTCAGCGCCCCATGCCAATCAGGTAGTTGCTGTAACCGGACAGGCCTGTCCTGAGCAGACCTCCCAGCAACTCCGCGCGCCCGGCGCGGATGCGTCCGCGTGCCTCGCTGACGATGGCCTGGTTGGCGGTGCGGCGGTTCTTCTCGATCAGTGTGGCATCCCGCCCGGCCTGACCCATCATGTCATCTCCCAGCAGAACAATGGAGGTGCCTCCCACGCCTGCCTCGGTACCTGACGCGCGCAGGGCGGCGCGCAGTTCCCGCGCCTCGCGTATCCGCGCATCCGTCCGCTCGGCAGCCTGGGCGTTGACCTGGGACTGTTGCGCCCCCGCAGATGCGGCAGCCGCCTTGGCCTGCTGACGCTGCCCACTCGCCTGCATGGCTGCCGAGGTGAGCGCCGTCACGGCGAGTATTGGATTGCACATGGGTCTTCACAATGGGAATGAATGGGCGGCGCTCGGGACCATAAACCTCAGACGGGTGTTCAATAAAACCCAGCCAGCGCAGCCAGCGCCGGGTCGTCTGCGCACGGGCATCAACGCAGTTGCGCAGTTCGCCAAAACGCTGCGCCCAGCAGTCGGTGACATGCCGGGCAATCCGCACGAAGCCGCGCCTGCCAGACGGTGCAACAAGTTCATCGGTGCCCAGCAGCCAGACCGTTGCGCCTGCTCCGGGCAGACGCGCGTAACCAAACAACACGGCGGGACGGTGCTTCCAGCAGCCCACACGGCACAGGGCGCTGGACGTCGCAGCAAACGCCAGCGCCTGCAACGGGGTGTGTCCGTGGGACGCCTTCACTTCACGTGCGTCATCATGGCGCAGGCAGGAGGCAATGTGCAGGACGTCCGCCGCGCTCGGGGCGCGGAACGTCCACATCAGTTCCGACTCCGGCTCACGTGCATGCCACGCCACTGCGCCGACTGGAACCAGCACTGCCAGGGCAACGTGTTGACCAGACTCACCTCAACGTCACGGGCATCCCCCAACACCGGAAAACGCCGCGAGCCAGAATGGTAAACGGGGGCCGACAGAACAAACACGCCGCTCCCCAGAACGCGCGCGCTATAGGTTCCGCTGTGCGAGGCAAGGTAGGTCTCCGTCCGCTGCTGACCATGATGGGCAACGTCCAGTTCAAAATACGCGGCGCTGCTGTAGGCCACTTCAATATCGCGCAACCGGGTGCGGCCCGTCAGTACCACCTCCCCCCGAGAATCACGCACCAGGGCGCGAGTGAGGACAAGACGGTGCGTATAATCCAGACCGACAATGACACGACCCCCAGTGTGGTCGCCAGGTAAAATAAGGCGGCTGCCCCCATTGCCAAGCGTCCATCCGCCAGGCAGGGGAAGAAAGGTGTCAGGCTCAGGCCAGTCTGCGGTTTTCAATATCCGCAGGGAGTGACCGGGCTGTACCGCATAAGGTAAATCCAGCCAGGTCTGATCTCCCAACGCCTGGTACTGGGGCGTAACCTGGACGTGCCTGTCCAGAAGCGGCTGTTCCTCAAGACCCAACCGGAAACGCAGCAGTTCGCAGCCGCCCTCCAGGGTCTGGGCCACGGCGTAAACGGCATCGGTAATGGCGTGAAGGTGAACGATGCGCCCCACCCCCGCCAGTGTCCACCGCGCCCAGGCCGATTGCTGCTTCTCATCTCCCGCCCAGCGGACAAAGTAAACGTACAGGTGTGCGCCGTCCGCTCCCTCCGGGGCGAACAGGACGCAATTACCACCAGTGCTCGGGGCAAAGGCACGGATGCGTCCACGCAGCAGCCGGGGCGCATGGGCCGTCACGTCCGCCGCCGCGCCCGTGGTCGCCTGATCATCCATGAAATACTCGCGTACCGTAGCCCAACTCCCGCTGTCATCCGCAAAATACAGCGATTCCCCCAACAACCGGGGCCGCACGTACGGACTGATGCCGTAGCTGGCTATCGGGGACGTCCTGACGTACTTCGAGGCCAGATGCGGCTCGGACGTCAGCAGCGCCTGCCCTGCGCCGGTCGCCAGAAACAGCGCCGACTGGAACGAAACCGCATGGTACAGCGTTGCTGCACTCCCCCCGGTCAGGACACTCACGTCAATAGGGTCTGAATCCAGCATCGATGTGACCGAGGTGCGGAAAAAATTGAACGGGTCGCCTATCTCCGACAAAATAACGTTCTCGCCCGACAAAAACCCCAGCCGGTCACGGTGGATGAACACGTCACGGATAGACTGCCCGGTAAACGAGGGAAACGGGTTGCTCTCCGCATCCCCCGCCCCCCGCTCCGTCCACTCCGGCGCGCCAAAGGAAAACCAGAACCCGTCCGCATGCACCGGGTCGGGAATGCGCTTCAAGACGTGCGGCATGGTGAAGCGCTCAAGCCGGTGCACAATGCCTGGCCTGGCGCATTCCAGCCACACGTTGGAGGTCTGTTTCTGAACGTAGTAATCATCAAACGGGGTTTCGTTGGAACCCACCACGGCATACAGCGCGCCCGAGGGGACGTAAGGCTGATCTTGCGCTGGCGTCCCGTCCAGCTTGACCTTGGGCAGATCACTCATGGTCTGCACGCTGCCGCTCAGGCTGCCACCAGACAGTTCCGGGGACGCCTGCACGCGAACGCTGCGGTTGACAATGAACGTGGTGTCAGCAAGGGTGACACTGGCAAAACACGTCCAGGGGGCCTGCCCCTGTGTGTCCAGATAATCCAGTGCGTCGCCGGACACGTTCACGGTGTATTCCTTCCCGCTGACATGATCAAACACTCGGATGCGGCGATGGCCTGCCACCACCAGATACCGCTCAAATTCATCCCGGACAATGGAATGAAAATGGGAATCCGCTCCGGTATCCTGACCCAGACCACCAACAAACTCCGCCGGGGGGCGCTTGCCTGCTCCCTGTGCCGCATGCAGCCACGCATTCTCCGCCACACTCACCTGCGATGGACTGCGTACCGTGGCGTCCTGCTGCGATTCCCCCCCAAGAAAACTCGGGTAACTCCCGGTGATCAATGCCATCTCAGCGACTCCATATGCCCGTAACGTCCGCAGCATCGGTCAGATAATTGTGACCCCGCGCCCAGGTAAAATCCGAATGCTCAAGCGTAAATATCTGATACGCCTCCTGCTCGTGCTGCTCGGTAAACACAAACAATTGGTCGCTGCCCAATACGCTGGTCTGAAACAACCGCGCCGCGCGTACGGCAATGTAGCGCCGCGCCGATTCGGGCAAGTCCCCCCAGGACAGGTGCCAGACCAGCAACTCCGCAACCGGCGGTGCATCAAACGTGTCACCGCCGGTCGCTGGATTCAGCAGCCGGGTTCCGCGCAACACCAGCGGTTCACCACCGCGCGCCGGAACCAGCTTCAAGATCGCCGCTGGCGGATTGACTTTCTTCTGCGCGGTCAGGGTAAAGGTGTACCCCTCCTGGGTGTTGAACCACCAGCCCGCCGTCTGTACCTCGCGGCTTACGGCATGCAGGGTGTCGCGCGCCTGCGCCGCGTACAGGTTGCCCACAGTGTCAAGACTGTTAACAGGCGTTTCACCAATCGCCGCAAGCATCACGTTGACGGCTGCAAGCTCGCTGGTTACATGCAATGGCTGGCTCATGCCCGGCTCCTGTACCAAAACAAAAAAGGAGGTCGTCCGAAGACAACCCCCTTGGAAAAATCAGGTCAAAAAAAAGCGGCAGTCCGGCCAATGAAAACCGGAACTGCCGCTTGAATGGCAGGCGTGAACGGACGCCTGCGCAGGGAACATCATGAACGTGACAATCACCATCGGGGAGAACACCCGACGCGCATACCGGGAAACCAAACCGGTACGGGATAAAGTATAGAAGCACCGTACCGGCAGCGTCAAGCGCTTACGGGGTCGCAAGCTCCACTGCACCGCGCGGGGCCAGTACGCCATGCCCCAGCGCATACTTGGCAAGCAGCAAGGTTCCCTGACGACGTCCGTCGTAAATGTCCTCAAGTACCAAATCCAGCAGCTTGAGCGTCCCCACGGCGGAACGGTGGAAAATCACCCCCGCGCTCTTGCTCCAGTTCCCGCGATACTTGGGCAGTACCTTGGCTGCCGCCGTCTCGTCCGTGTGGGGCAGGGCATTCACCATCAGCAGCGGTATCCGTGCCACCGAGGCGATGGTCGCCTGTCCATACGAGCCGTTGGCCTCCGGGTTGATGTCCCGATCTATCAAATCCTTGTTCGCAGTCAGCAAATACCACTGCGCAGGCAGCAGCGCGCCGGTATACTCCGCCGGATTGTCCGGCATCAGCTTCTCGTCCAGCAACTGCCGCGCCGAACGGAACGCATCGGCCAGTACGCTGGCATCGGTCTTCATCGCCGCAGCGGAGATCACCGCTCCCCCAGGCTGCCCGGCCACTTTACCGGCAGGCGTCCGCGCCGCCTGCAAGGCGCAGCGCATCTCGTTCTCCATCCGCCTCAAGGCCAACTCCTGACCCTGCTTGGCGGTGTACTCCGCGCGCACGTCGTAGTGGTTCATCGCCTCGTCAATGTTGGCAATGAACGCGGGCGAGATCAGCATCGGATCAAGGGTGATGATGGTCTCGTTGTGCTCGACGCTCTGCCCGAGTATCTCCGTCCCCGGTACGTGATACTCACTGCCGATGGTGCCAATGTTGGGGAAGGAGGCCGACTTTCCGGCATCAATGGTGCGGATGGTAATGCGCCCGTCAAGCTTGTAGTTCTCGACGAACGAGGCGATGACCTCGGTGGTGTAGTTCTTCTTGAACAGTTCCCAGGCATCGGTGCCGCCAGGCGTCAAGCCAAGGCGGGAGGGAGTAGCATTTGCCATGTGTTTTCAATCTCGGTCAGGTGAACAGGGAGGAGGCCGCAAGACGAGCCTCGTGAGCAGCGCGATACGCCGGGTCGCGGCGGTAACGCGGGTCTTGCACCGCAGCCACAGCCTGTGCCTGTGACTGGTAGGGGTGAATGCCGCTAGCGGCTGTGGCCGTCTTGCCGCTCAGCAACCGCCCGCTGCCTCCGCGCAGGGCTATCAGTGCCTGCACCGCCAGCGTGGCACGGTCGGGGTCGCCGGACTGGATGGCCTCGTTGTATACGCGCTTGTGCTCGTCGCTGACGTTGCTGCCAGCCCACTGCAACAGGGCAGCATAGCCCTCCTTGCCCCCCACAGAGGCGTACACCGCTGCCTCGAAGGACTGAATGCGTGCCTTGAGACCATCAACATAGACGTCCACCAGTTCCTTCGGGAAACCGGCCTCGCCAAGCCTGGCGTAAGACGCTTCACTCAACGCTCCATTGGCGCTGAACTCGGCATTGAACTCGTCCATATCCAGTCCGGCGCGGGACAGGGCATCTGCCACGTCCGCATCTCTGCCTCCATCAATCACGGCCGGGCCGGGGGCAGCGTCCGCGCCCGATACGCCGGGCGTGCGCAGCGCCTGATACGCCGCTTCCAGTTCCTCCACGGTCGCGTATTGCCCCCCATACAGTCGTCCTGGGGGCGTCTGCTCCAGTGAGGTATCCGCCGATGGTGCAGATTCTGGCGCTGCCTCCGCGCTGTCCAGCGTCACTTTGGTCTCAGTGCGGGCCGGGTGTGTCATCAGTGCCCTCTCCCAGTGTAATTGGTAATGACAATGCCGTTGGGCTTGCGCGTCACCTCCACGCCGGGAGGCGGGGCCACCTCGGTGGCGGGGGATGAACGCTGCGCGCGTACGGGCTTGTCAGGTTTGGTCTCTTGCTGGGTACTCATGAATCTATCCTCGGTGTCATGAAGGGGGAGCCATCGCAGCGTTGGCAAGGGTCGGAGCCGCTCGTACCAGCGCGTCCTGCATGGCGCTGTCCTGTTGCAGGGCCTCAAGTTCCTCATCGGTCTTGATCAGCCCCTTGGCCGGGATGTCGGCGGCGGCGGCCAAACGCGACAGGGCTTCGCCTGAATCCAGTCGCATCTGTACCTCGCCCTCGCCAATCAACGCGCGCGCCGCTTCGCCAAACTCGATCAGCCGGTTAAGGTCATGACCGCGCCCAAGGGCGGCTATGCCAACGGTAATCCGCGGCTGAATCAACTCGGGAGGCAGGGCGGGCAAGCGTCCCGCGCGTTGCAGTTTGTCCAGACGTCGGCGAATGAGAGGCAATAACAATTGCTCGCCCGACAACGCCATGAAACCGGACAACGCATCGTCCAGTTCCTGCGTCAATACGCGAATTTCATAGGCGGTCACGCGCTCGCCGCGCCGCTGGATGGCTGAACGTACCCCGAAAATCAACTCAAGACTGTGCGAAAGGGCGTCAGCTTCCTGACGGACAAAATTCAGGTCATATGCCTTTTGCAGTTGCAAGACCGAAACGTCACTGGCATCTCCCCGCAACACCGCGCCCGATTCCGCCTCGGTCAACTGCCTCTCGCGGATAATCGAGGTCGGTTTCAGGAACAGGACGATCTTGGCCAGCGCCGCTGCTCCCTTGCGAAGGGCCTTGCGCAACGCTTCCAGTGATTCAAACGCGCCAATGTAGTCATACACCAGCCCCTCGCCATAATCATCAACCAGCGAGGGCGGTGAGGCAAAGGTAATCCACGGGCAGGCATCCAGCGGGTAGCGGGCAAAGGTGTCAGGGACGGTAATGCCCTCAACTTCCTGCACCACCTCCCAAGCCTTCCCGTCCTCGCTGCGCTTGACCCACGTGTACAGCTTCACGTCGTCGTTTTTGGCGCTCAGGTCACGCTGGCCGTCCAGCGCCCTCTCCACCTGCGGGCGTATACCCTCCGGCAGCAGGGCCGGGGCTATCCTGTCCAGGGTGATGATCTCAAGCAAATTGCCCAGCCCGTCCCGGTCAACAACATAGTTGACCAGCGGGTACAGTTTGGGCCGTCCCTCATCCGGGTCGTACAACAGAAAGTTGCCGCTGACAATGGCGTGCTTGGCCGCTTCCGAGAGCACAGGGCGAATGCCACTGGTCTCAAGGTCATTGATAACCTCGCGCTCAACCTCCACCAGCGCCGCTTCCAGATCGGAACGCTCAACGCCTGCCTGTTCAGCAACGGCCTCGGCCACCGCCTGATCAGGAGAAAGCTTGAATACGCCCGCATTGGGCGGAAGCCAGGTCAGGACGATCTTCGAGGCCAGGGCATTGACACACTTGGGGCCTGTGTCGATATACGCCGACCCCGGAACACGGGAACCGGCGTTCTCCTCAATCCACAATCGGGGAAGGGTCTGTTTGGCACAGCGCCTTGCCCGGCTTTCTGCCCGCTTGCGATGACCTCTCAGTTCCGCATACCGCTTCGCGGCTGTCGGCATCTCGCCGGTAAAGGCCATCTCAACCACGGGGAATACTCAAGCCATGAAACACCGCTGCGGTGTTCAGGTCACGCCGTACTTTCGATGTGCGCCGCTGCTCCGCCATCCGCCCGCTCGAGCCAGTGTCCGCGCGCGTCAACACCAGCGCATCGCGCACCTTTTCTTCTTCCTGCACTTTGGGTTTCTTCATCAATCCGCACATCCTGCCCTCACCTCTCGTGTGTCCTGCTCCACACGGCGCAGCCCTTTCAACCAGTGAACCAGCCGCCGCTCGCCCTGCTTCAACAAAAAGGTTTCCAGATTCTGTTCCGGTGCATAAATCACTTCCGGGAACAACTCATCCAGCCGGTCAATCAAATCGTAAGAATGAAGGGGTATCTGCATCTCCAATCCTCAGACGGGAAACTACGCTCCCCTCCATGTCAGAACTTTTATTCTTTCCAGTCAAGTACAAAATCATCCGCGTACAGTTATATTGAAACCCAATCATCAGGCGGCGTCCACAAACGGACACATTGGCGTTTGGGTGAATAATCGCCATGACGCAGAATACGCGCCAGACGGGCTTGGGTAATCGCGTCCCCGGACGTAAGGGGTTCCTTGTACCCGCGTGGAATGCGTGTGGTATACACCTCCACCACAGCCTTCCACAGCACTTCCAGGTGCCGCCCCGCAGTAAACTTGCGGCAGCGTTCGTGTATGGGCATCAGTATCTCATCGGCCTTGACGTGACCAATGCCGGGGAAGCCAGGGTAGTTGTCCACAGCATCTCCGGTCAAAACCTGCTTCATCCAGAAAAGGTCAGCGGCATCAGGCGAAATCGAACGAACGCCAATGTCAGGACGGTTGGGTGCGTACAACCGGATGCCCGGAAGGGTCTGCATGTCCTTGTCAACGGAGATGACAATCCGATCCCCCGGCGCACGCTTGGGGTTTGGGTGGGTTGCCAATAATCCCAAGACGTCATCGCCTTCCAGCCGGGGGATATCGACAATCCTGTCCGCGAACGTGTCGTAGATAAACTCATCCAGCACATACCACAGGGCCGGTTTGGGTTTCGCAGTGCGTTTGTCCTTGTAAGCCGGATAGACCTCCTTGCGGAAATTCCCCTCCTTGCAGGACAGGGCGAGGATATAATCACGCGCGCCGAACTTTTCCACCAAATCACCCAGGTAATCCTCAAGCTTGGCCTGGACACGTTCGGGCTGAATGGCTTCCACCTTGTTTCCATCACCCTCCCAATCAATGAAGGTGGTATTGGAGAACGCCAGTTGGTAACGCAGGACATCCGCGTCAATCAGGAGAATGGGGCCTTGGTGCTTCACGGTGTCTCTCCATTCAACAGGCGAAGCACCGCCGCCTTGTCCGCGTTGCACCGCGTGACCGCATCCTCGGCGTGCCCTGCGAAGGTGAGCAGATCAAACGTGGTGGACTCTCCATCCACCAGCAACGCCGTCAGTGAGCCGTGACGGCCTTCAATCAGACACGGCTGCAACAGTGGGTCAACGAGCACGGGCGGCTTCACGCACGCGCCCAGGAACAGGCTCACGCAGCCAATTCCCATCAGGTGAATCTTCACGGGATAACTCCTCCAAACGGTGTAAGGATTCCAGCCGGGCTTGCCTGACCGCCTGTTCAAACTCGGCGCGGCGGACAAACTCGCCGGTCAGGGACGAGAAGGAACGCTGTGCGTGTTCAAGCTCCACCACACGCACACTCATGCGGTGATAATTCCATGCAGCAATGGCGGCGCTTGACAGGGTGACGGCAAACAGCAGCCCGATCACAGGGGAAAGTGATGGTTTCATCGTGGGTTCCTCGGTTAATGGGTGTCTGCCCAGGTCTGGCCGACCTTGAACTCGCCTTCCAGCGGGCATCGGAAGTGGAAGTACTCGCCTGCCTGGCGGATGGACTGGACGCCAATCTCTCCCACCAACGCGGCAGTGGTCTCGTTGGTCTCGATCTGAAATTCATCGTGGATGTTGGCGACAAATTCATAATCGATACCGGGCGTGCCATACTCGGCCTGCAAACGCCTGTCCGCAATCACCAGCGCCTGCTTCATCACCAGCGCTCCGGCAGACTGCAACAGGGTGTTCAAGGCAGCGTGCTCGCTGCGGATGTGCAGCTTGCGTCCGTCCAGTCCCCGCAGCCAGCCGCGTTTCCGGGCAGTTGCCTTGACATTCTCGACCAGTTTCCCCAACGCAGGGAGCGTCGTCAGAAACCGCCTGCGCAATTGTCCCCCAGCCTGCTGTCCCTTGCCGATAATGGAACCCAGCTTGACATCCCCGGCTCCATACAGGAAGGCATAGATAAAGGTCTTGGCATTATCCCGTGTCGGCAGCCCCGCCGCTTCCTGGTTGACGCTGTGAATATCACCATCCTGCAACACCCTGGCATATTCGCCGTTGTCATAGAGCGCCATATAGTGAGACAGACAGCGCAACTCAAGCCCGGACGCATCCACACCCACCAGTGCTTTTCCTTTCGGCACACAGAACAACTCCCGACATTCAGCCCCATACGGATTCCCGACACGCGGCACCTGGGCCAAGTTGGGGGTTGAGTGCGACATGCGCCCGGTCACGGTCGCGTTCTGGCGTATGCTGCCGTGTATCCGTCCGTCCTCCGCAACCGCCTTAAGCCACGCTTCCCTGCCCTCTGACAACTGACCAAGGCGTTTGTTGACGGTGGTAAATTCCAGCAGCGACGGGATGATCGGGTAATCCAGATGCGCGAGCACGTCTTCATCCACTTTGGGTTTGCCGTTATCAGTAAACTCCCGAGGTTCCCAACCATAAAGCGCTTTCAACCGGTTGGCGATGTGGTCACGACTGGCCGGGTTGAAGGGAACATCCTTCCAGGTCGTCACTTCAACGCCTTTCCGATATCCCCTGCGTTTGTCATCACGCTTGGGAACAAAGGTTCGCTTGACTTCCTGCCAGGGTTCAACTTGCGTTGTCAGTTCATCCGCCAACCGCGCGCGAAGCGTAATCAACTGCTGCTCCAATACCCGCGCTTTTACCCTGTCAAACAAAAATCCGTGCCTGTACTGACGCGCCAGTATCGGGGCCACAGCGTGCTCAAGTGCGATGGATTCCGGCGAGAGAGGTTTACTGACCAACAGTTGATATAACGTCCGCGTGATATGAACATCCTGCCTGCAATACTCGTCCATGTCCTGATTCCACTCCGCCCACGGCTCAATCCCTGCGTCCTTGCACCGCGCCGCATAATCACCCTTCCTGCAACCCAGACGATACCCCCACGCTTCCAGTGAATGCCGTCCAATCAGGTTGCCAGGCAAAATAGAAGGCGTTCCTTTCCTGTTGCGTGCTGCAAAATCCGCATCCGCCAGATCAGGAAACGCCAGCGTGGACATGAGCAGGGTATCGCGGAACGCCTTGACCTTGAACGCCGGATATACCTTCTGCAACGCCGGAATGTCGAATGTGGCTATGTTATGACCAATGACACACTCCGCCTGCGCCAGTTTGAGAAGTATCTCATGCGTGCCATACCCCCCTTCCCCCGCTGTATTGCAGGAAAAAACAGCACCCTTCGGGGTGCCGTCCCAATCCACCTGCTGCAACGAAATACAGTGAATGGTATCCAGCGTGTCCAGCAGCCCGTTGGTTTCAATGTCGAAAATAACCGGCATGTCAGTTCTCCGCGTAGGGAGAGGACTGGACGGGGAGCGCGGACACGCGCCGACGCGCGGTCTTCAACCAGTCAGGCGTCGCTTCCCTGTAAGCAGACGGGGACACACCTTGTGGGCGGCATGCGTCAAACTCGCTGAACCGGTCTTCAAACGCATCGGCCTGTTCAACGTCCTGGTCAGGATGCAGGGTGTAACCGTAATCCTCAACATAATGACGGATGCGGCGCAGGGTACGCTCGGTGCCATTGTTGTTGACAATATACAACAGCTTGTCCTGTGCATCGTTGGGTGCGTCAAGGTTGTAATCCACGTGCAAATCACCTTGCGCAGTCCACCATGCAACAAACTGGCAACACCTGAAATCAAACCGTTCCAGATGCTCACGAGGGCTTCCAAACTCAAATCCGACGAGATTGATGACCATACCGTCAGGCAGATATGTATATTCACAGAAACGTCCGCCGTCCTTGCGCAATACATAATCCCTGCTCCTTCCCAGTTCCACTCTTGTATCTTCGTAATCCCCCTTGTTCCTGAAAAAGCAATCAATATCCTTGATCGCGGTGCCATCATGATACGCACGCAAACAACCACCTCCAAGGATAATGAACGGCCGCAAGACAAAAGGAAAATGGTTGTACAGGGTATGTGCATGTTGATACAGGGTCATCTGAAGTCCTCAATCAAAACGAAACGGGTCAAGGCGGGCCTCGCGCTCTGGCGCGTACCACCTGTGTGGAAGGTCTTGCAACTGCCCGCCGTGCAGTGCGGGCGGTGGGTGTGCGCACCAACCCGGAACGGCGAGCCGGTACACGAAAGTTATCCATCAGATACACCGGATCAATGACCTGCCCAGCAGTGTGTATTGGCGAAACCTCCGGTAGAGAAACCTGCTGCGCTGGCGGCTCCCAAGGTGGAGGCTCCGCTGACGCTGTGCTGGTTTCATCCGTAAACGGGCTGCCCACCTCGCCCGACGCTGAAACAGGATTCAAGCGCCCGGTTTCGTGGGTGTAGAGATAATGAAGGGTCTTGCCGTTGGATTGACCGGTATAGCGATCTTTCAAAACACGCAGTGTGGTGGTATTGCGCTCGATTTCATCCTCGGCCTGGGTATCACGCTCAAGGCCAAATGCAAAGTGCGTCCAGAAGCCAATCGCGCGCGAACCTTTAAAATGACGCAGCATCACCCGCCCGCCTTCTTCATGCGGGGTTTTCTCCGGGGTCGCCAGGTGGGAAACCAGATAAATGCACACACGATAGCGCTGCGCAAACTGTGCTATCCGCGCCATCGTATCCTCAAGCATCTTCCTCTCATCCTCCGCTCCCGCCGCAAAACTGGTGAGATTATCGAGAAAAACATGCGTGACGCCTTCAGCCACAACCATGTGCTTCATCTTCGATTCGATAACATCCCAATCGGTCGAACCATAATGGTCATAGACAAACACCTGGCCTTGATCAAGACGATCAAAGGCGTCTGCCAATTCAGCCTGCGTCCAGCGACCATCAGGAACGTGAAAACGACGGTGCGCGACTTTCCCGGCCAACCGCTTTGCGGTCTCCACAGGCGGCTGTTCCAGGAAGAACAACCCGACACGCTCTTCGGATGAGGTGACAATATGGGCCGCTTCCTGCATCAGCCAGTCGGTCTTGCCTATCCCGGTACCCGCACCGAAGGTGTAGACTTCACCGTAACGCTTGCCAAAGGTGAGTTCAGTCAGCCTGACATCGTGCCAGGACATGCCGACCTCCACAGGGGCAAGGGCTTTCTCCTTGAGCGAGCCGAAGGTGACAATGCCGTCCGGGCGTTTGGTCTGGGCTGACCACATGGCGGTGGTTATCGCTTCGGCCTGGCCGCTCTGCAATAACTCGGAGGGGTCTTTGGCTGGCAACTGTGCAATCCTGGCTTTGCCGGGAGTCAGCAACAAGGCAACTTCCTGCGCCGCTTTCTGCCCCGGCTCATCCATGTCAAACATCAAAATCACTTCCTCGAATCCTTCCACCCATTCAAGCTCGCGCTTGATGGCTTTCACCGCCCCCTGTGCGCCGTTGGGCACCGAAACCACAGGCCATTTGAGGCCGTTGGTCTGGGCCACCGTAATACAGTCAATCTCGCCCTCAGTAATCACCAGGCGGCGTCCCGGCTGCCACAGGTGTTGACCAAATAATCCGGCCTCCCTGGCGTCTCCAATGAATTTAAATTCCTTGTTTTTATAACGCAGCTTCTGCGCCACAATACGCCCGTCACGCCTGTAGTTTGCAATCTGCACGGTCACGCCGCGTGCGTCCCGACCAATCCAGTACCCGTACTTGCGACACGCTTCCCCGCTCAGCTTGCGGGTCTTGAGACCGCAAGGTTCGCCGTGCAGAAAATCATTCATGGCAAAACTCCTGATCGAGGTTGGGAAAAATGACGCAGATGCCGCAGGTTCATACCGCCCGCAGCCAAAACAATAGCCGTGTCCGTCATCGTAACGTGCAAGGTTGTCCCGGCTGCCGCAGGCAGGACAGGGTTCCTTGTGAACAAAACTGGATTCATCGTGATGCACGCTGCACCGCCCACAAACAGGTGCGATACACAATGCCGACACGCCGCTTCAATACCGCGCCGATGCGTCGGGCCAGGGGCGTACTCCCCTCACCGCAAAGGGCCTGTTCAAATGCCAGACGCACTGCGCCTGATACGGGAACCGGCAGTCCGCTTCCGCCAGCACGCCGTGGTGAATGGCGTGCATCTACATCCGGTCTGGATGGGTGCTGTTTCATGTCCTGCCTCCGGGATAATCAGGGGAATACACAACGGGTTTGCCCGCCCCTGCAATCAGACGCTGCAATGCGGCGTATTGTTCAGGGGTAAAAGTGTCCGCTGGCTGCATGGCGTCGTCCAGCCCGCCCAGCAAACACACCTGCCACGCCCTGGCATTGTCCACTCCCGCCAATACGCCAGGCTGATTCAAAGGCCGTCCGGGGTACAGGGTGCCGTCCACACCGATCACGTAGTGGACGGCAACCTGTGAATACCCCTGCAAGCGGTGGTGGCGCGCCAACTGGTTCCCGGTACTGATCGCGTCAGGGCGGGTCATGCTGGCACACACGTAAACCATCTCCACCGATTCAAGCGGTTTCAATCGCATGTGAAAATGAATACCTCGGTTCTGGGCTGCTCGCCCGTGGCTGCAAACCGCTTGCTGGAACACAGGTGAACAATCTGATGATCATCATGCCAATAACCACCCACGCTGGTTATCACGTCCAATGGCCCTTTGGCATAATTGTCAACATCACCACGGGGACAAACCAGTCTGGATGTTCCAGGCCTGCGAACAATGGCGCAGGTCACAACCTGTACCTGCACCGATGCAGCTAGGGACAGGCTGCCCGGCGCAAGAAATCGCTCGGCCTGCTGCTTCCACGTGCTGTAACGCTTGCCGTAATACGTCCCCCATCGGGTCACGCGCGGTCGGCTGGCTGGTACCGGGGCAAAAGGAAACACCAACGAGGCACGCAAGCGTACCTCCCGGTAACTCCATGCACTCCCCGGTGTTTCAATAATCCCCGTCGTCATCGTCATCTGTGTCCGCATCCTCACCGTCAGCGTCTTGCGCACCGAACCGGGAGGCGTCCGCTGTAGCAACATACCCCTCTTCCTCACCAAACCCGTAATATTCAGCACTGCGGTTCCCGGCCTCCACCAGTTCAATAATCTGTACCGCGCGTAATTGCAGGGACAGGTAAAATTGCCTGGACGAAGCGACATACACACCAAAGGGTTCAAACGCAACTTTCAGCACGCTCCCGCCTCCGATAGCCGGGGTGTGTTCCAGCTTCCCGCCTCTGGCATCGAATATGTCAGGAGACATGGTGTACTCCTTTCCTGTCCGTCTGGATTTGCCTTTCGCTGTCATCTTGAATCGCAGCAGCCTGCGCCCTGTCTTCACGTCCTCTGCGTCCGTTTCCTCCTTGTCAATCGGGGCGGGTTTTACACCCTTCGCCTGCTTCGGATTATCACGTGCCCATGTCTCCAATTCCTCGTCGCGTTTTTCTTTCAACGCTTGCATGAGTTTCCTGTACTCCGTATCCCCGGATTCAAACGCCAGTGACACGGTGTAAACACCATCCGGGTTGAACTTGTCAGAAGGCTTGTCCAGAAAAGCCCAGACGGCCTCCGCTTTCGGGGTAATGAAAACCTTGCTCTTTTTACTCATCTTCGTCATCTCTGTGTGGTGTAGGCAAAATAGCCGGTGGTAAATAAAAACCAACGCGCCAGGCATCCGCCGCGTCAGTCAGGTCCGCCAACAAGGGGGTTGCCCGTTGGCAGCTTCTTGCGAAAACCCGTGAAGTAACGTCAGTGCGGTACGTTCACGGGCGTCCAGGCGCAAACCGGTCATGGAAAGTGGGGCAGCAGTTCGTGCTCGACATACCTGCGAACCGCGCTCAAGGTGTTGACCTGGCGATACCGACAATCCCGTTCCATACGCTCCACAACACGCAGTGCGACCAGCGGGTCAAGCCCCAGTACACCGCAGACGGTGCGCCAGACACAGGCCAGTGCAATCACCTGGCGCGCCGGACTGCCCAACTGTTGCAGGACATTGATGATTTCAAATGCGCCCTGCGCCGCACTCTCAGGGGGCTGGCTGTACAGTGCGTCAAGGACGCGGTGACAGGGAGGAGTTGTGTGATCCATATTGATCTTTCCCATTGTTCATTCTCGATTGGGGTTTGTTTCAGGCAAAAAAATACCGGGAATCCAGTACCAGATTCAGATCAAGCGTGCCTTGCGGTGGTAGCGGTGGTAACTTCGCCGCAACCTCGGGCGGCAGTTGTTCCTGCAACTGCCTTCGGAAATCTCCCAGTACGTCAGTCCCGTATTGATCAACAAATGCCTGCCTCAAGCAGGCTGCCAGCAGGGAGGTGTTCCCGGCATGTGTCCCGTAGGAATCGTGAATCATGGCAAATGCACTCACCCCGTGCGCTGCGGCAAGTTGCGTCGTCAGCATCATGTGGCTGGCATCACAGGAATGAACGTAATTGGGGCTGATACCCAGGGTCTGTTTGCGGCGATCCAGTTTCAAGCCCTGAAACGCCACCGTGACCTTGACCTGTTTGCCTGCAATGTGCGGAGCGATGCGTACCCCCTCCAATACCCTGTATTCCTGCAATACGGGAAACCCCGCAGGCGTCGTCCAGGCAACGGGCAGCCCCGCCGACGAGGCAACCCTGGATGCTTCCCGCAACCAGTCCATCGCCGCCCTGGCAGCAACGACAACCTCGCCGATACACTCCCATAACACTTGGGTCAGCACCCCCGCCACGTCCCAATCATCCAGCCCTGCGGCCTTGAGTTCACTCAATACCTGCGCGCGCATTCCGCTCCGGGTAACGCCATAAGGCAATGTCATCACAGGGCGTTTGACCATGTTGCGGGTCAATTGGCCGTCCAGTTTGATGGCCTGGACATCTCCCGCCTCGGCGCGCTGCCTGATTTTCTCATGCGCCAGATCACGGACACGGGTGTAAATGTCAGCAGGGGTGTCGCGGGGAACCAGGTTCGTCGCCTCCCCGCCAACCGCATCCCGAAGCATCGCGGAAAAATTCTGCAAGCCATTGCAGGAACCGTCCAGCGCGATAGGTAAATGCGATACGTGGGCGCTGCCGTTCAGTTTATAGCCCATCCATTCAATGCACGCAGCCAATGCACAGAATGGCGAATCCCCGTCAACCCAGAAACGCCGACCATCCAGCGGGTCAAGCGCCGAATCCAGCAACTGCTCTTCATGCGCATGTACCCAGGCAATGCGCTCTTCAAACGATACCTTGTCCACACCAAACATGTTGGCAATGTGTACCGCCAGCCAATAGCCTCCATCTTCTCCCAGCGCTACACCATCAGCAAAGTGCAATAACCCTTTCGCCATGTCATCTCCCTGCGGGTTCAGCAAGGGAGGCAGTGGATAGGCGCGTCCGCGAAAATCCAGATTGTACGGAAACCAAATGGCAGGATACGACGCAAACTCCTCCGCCAGCGTGATCTTCTGGAACGCCGCTACTCGCTTTGACACGCCGCGCGCGTTGCTTTCGTAAATGGAGGCGCGACGACGCTTCCATGCGTAAAACTCCGCGCGATGGCGTTCCTTGTAATACTCCGGGTCGGCAACCAGCAGGGAGGGCTGTTCCGGCAAATCCAGCAACTCTCGATCCGGCAGCCCAGCCACGCCTCCCCCTGCATCCCACAGGTGTTTCATCACCTCCAGTACCGGACGGTTGATCTTCCACGCCGTCGCCTGGATGGCGTTCACCGCCGCATACACCAACGGCATGTCCGCATGCTCCAGTTCGCTCCTGTAAGCGCGATTGCGCGTGCGTACCAGATCAGCCGCGCGCCCCAAACGGGTGAGGTAGCCGCCATCCCCCGGCGTCGTCCACACCCTCGGCGGCACCACCATCGGCAACAAAACCGGATGAAACAGCGCCGCGCTCTCATGGGCCTGCGCAAGCCAATCCAGTATCTTCCGGTTCCCCTCAAGCACCAGCAGCCGGTCTTTCGCACCCTTCCCGCTGTGTTTGAGTACTATCTCAACCAGTCCTGTGGCTTCGATGAACAACTCGATCAGCTTGGTTCCCAGCAGCAGCGCGTCCCGCGCGCTCAGCGCCAGCCGTTGCGCCGGGGCCGCATACGCCACGTGATGACGCATCACCGTCATCGCGTGGCGGGGCGAGGTGGATTTTTTCAATTGCCGCTGAATCACCGTGTGCAGGCCGGGATGCTCCCGGTTCAACATCGAAAAGTTGATCTCGTTCTCAACCTCGTGCCCAAGCCGGATGGCAACGCTGACCAGCTTGGGCTTGTTCAGCGCCAGGGCGTTCACGCAGGTCATGGCGGTCAACCAAGCCAGTACGTTGGTGTCCACCCCGCGCATGTACTTGAGCGCCGCGTGGCGCTTGCCCGGCCTGCCGCTACCGGCAGCACCAATAAACCGGCAGATGGTACGGGCAACTGCGTCAATCGATTCCAGCACCAGTCTGTGACCCGGCCCGGTCTGCGCTTCCAGCCCCTTCTCCCGCTTCCTGTCCAGAATTTTCCGGTACCGGGTGCTCCCCCGCGTCAGGCTCTCCTGTTCCAGACGTAGCTGTTCGGCGTACATGTCAACTGTAGACTCAATCGTCATCATTCTCTCTTTGAATGTGATAAAGACGCAACAATAACGCCCCGGTTCGCACCAGGCCGCCGTCTGACAAACAACCAATCACCATCTGTTCCGGAAAGCGTCACAAAAACAGGAAAGCGCAGCAGAAAACACGCGCGAAAACAACCCTGCAAAGTGACTGATTTCGTAAAAGGGTTCAACCAGTCGAGCCTCTTACGCCGCCATGAATACCCCCGGTACGTCACCCCGTCCGCCACATGTCGCCGACGGACAGCAACAACCGGTTGAAATCAAACAAGGTTTCGGTTTGTAATGTCGGATTGTGATTCCAGATGTCGGGGGTTCGAGTCCCCTCAGCACCCCACACCCGCAGCCCGCCATCAGCCAAAGCGCTGATTGTCAATTCTGCTCTCCGGCGCGCCAGAAACGGATAAAAAACAACCATCCCAACAAATGGCCGCCAGCCCGGCCCAAACCGGAAGCAGATCATCGCCATCATTCCACCCGCGCACGCGGGATGGGTGCGCGATCACCCGCGCCGTGTGCGCTCCACACCGGGGAGGCCGTCGAGCTTGCCCAAAAGGCGCGAGAGCTGCGCGTAGTCCTTGAGCCGCAACTGTACGTTGAGGCGCACCTGCGCGTGGCGGCCCGGTTCGCTGCGGATGGACAGCACGTGCGCGTCTTCCTGCGCGATGAGATTGCTCACGTCCTTGAGCAGGTGGCGGCGGTCAACCGCTTCGATGATGACATCAACTTCGTGTCCGCCGCCGTCATTGCCGCCCCAGTCCACCGGCAGCACGCGCTGCGGGTGCTGCGCGGCCAGACGTTGCAGGCTGGCACAATCCTGACGATGTACGCTGACCCCGCGGGTTTTGGTCAGATACCCGACGATGGCTTCGCCCGGCAGCGGGTGGCAGCATTTGGCGATCTGGGTCAGCAGATTGCCCACGCCGACCACGGTGAACGCGGATTGGGCGGGCTTGGGGAGTTTGCGCGGCAGGCGCGGCAGGCGCGGCGTGAGTGGCGCGGGTGCCGGTTCGGCGGCGCGTTCGAGTTCCAGCAGCGCGCGGGCGACCTGGTGCGGGCCGATGTCGCCCAGCGCGAGCAGCACCATGAGGTCGTCCACGCTGCTCACGTTGAAGCGCGCCAGCACCGGGGCGAGATCGGCCTGCATCAGCCCCAGGCGGCGCAGTTCACGCTCCAACAACTCGCGCCCGGCGGCGAGGTTGCGTTCGCGCTCGAGCTTGTGGAAGAACGCGCGTACTTTTTCGCGCGAACGCGGGCTGATCAGATAGCCGTTGGCGGCGATGAGCCAGTCGCGGCGCGGTTCGGCGTGTTTGCCGGTCAAAATTTCCACCCGCTCGCCGCTGCCGAGGGTGTAGGTCAAGGGGACGATCCGCCCATCGACCTTGGCTCCACGGCAACGGTGGCCAACCATGGTGTGTACGTGGTAGGCGAAATCCAGCGGCGTGGCACCGGCGGGCAGATCCAGCACCTCGCCCTTGGGCGTGAGCACATAGACGCGCTCTTCGATCAGTTCGGTGTTAAGGCCATCGGCGAGCGCGGCCTCATCGCTGCCCGCGTGCGCGTCCAGCAGCCGACGCATCCATTCGATCCGCCGCTCCATCGCCGCATTGGCCGCGCTGGCGCGCTGCGAGCCGCCGGTTTCCTTGTAGCGCCAGTGCGCGGCCACGCCGAGTTCGGCCTCGGCGTGCATTTGCCGGGTGCGGATCTGCACCTCCAGCGTTTTTCCCTCCGGGCCGATCACCGCCGTGTGCAGCGAGCGGTAGTCGTTGTTTTTGGGCCGGGCGATGTAGTCATCAAATTCGCCCGGCACCGGCGGCCACATCGCATGCACCAGGCCGAGCACGGCGTAGCACGCCGGAACGTCGTCCACCAGCACGCGCACCGCGCGCAGATCGTACAGTTCATCAATGGCGACACGCTTTTTGTGCATCTTCCTGTAGATGCTGTAGATGTGCTTGGGCCGCCCGGCAATCTCGGCATGGATGCCGTGTTCGCCAAGAACGCGCCCGAGCGCAGCCTTGACGGTCTCGATGTAGCGCTCGCGGCCGCTGCGCTTGTCATCCAGCAGGCGCGCGATCTGGCGGTAGGTCCCGGGTTCAAGGTGGCGGAAGGCGAGGTCTTCCAGCTCCCATTTGAGCTGCCAGATGCCCAGGCGGTTGGCGAGCGGGGCGTGGATGTCGCGGGTGATCTGCGCCAGTGCGCGGCGCTCGGGTTCGGGCAGGGCGGACGCGGCGCGCAGGCGCGCCAACTGGCGCGCGAGCAGGATCGGCACCACGCGCAAATCGCGCACGATGGCGAGCAGCAGGCGGCGCAGCCCTTCGGCATTGCCCGCGCCTGCGCGTTCGGCGTGCAGCGACCACACCGTTTCCGCCGCGCGCTGGCCGTCAACCAGCGCCAGCACCGCCGCGTGCTGCGGCGGCAGATGGCCGGCAATGGCCTCCATCCAGGCCGGGAGCGCATTGAGCACGGCAGCGGCCAGGCTCTCGCCGTCGGCCCCGAGCAGGACGAGGGCATCCAGGGTATCGGTCAGTACCACGGGCGGTTCGGCCAACGCCGCCGGGGAACCCACCGTCTCCGCCGCAGTGCGCAGCGCCGCCATCAGCGCGCGCGGCAGCGCGGCGAGCGCGGGCAGGGTCAGCAGGGAATCGGGCGCAGGTTCAGTGGACACGGGAATCAGGCAATAACGATCAACCCATCACCGCCGCAACGCCAGGGTCTGGTTGTCTGCACGGTGATGTATGGCACCGCATTGTACGGACATCCAGGATTTGGAACCAAGGCCACCCTGCAACGGCGAATGACCGCGCACAAGCCATCCCATTCGACAAAGGGTATGGCAGAGGGTATGGCGCATCACGTCCCGGCCCCCCGCGTCAACTCTCGCTACGGATACGAGATCGCCACGATCACCGAGGTGGTGAACACGCCGGGCGTGATCTGTTGCTGGCTGGATGAACCCGTGCGAACCAGGACTGCGCGCATCGGGATGGTGTGGGTGATGTAGCTGGAACTGGGGCGGCTTCCCGCTCC